AAGCGCAAGCGCAACGGCCGCGCCATCCGCGAGGCGGTGCAGTTCCGGAAAGTGAAATCGGTCGATCTCATCGTCGAGCCTGGCGCCGGCGGTGCGGTGATCGACCTCATCGAATCCACAAAGGAGTATGTCATGGATCGCGAAACAATCGTCGCTCTGCTCGAAGCGAAGGGTATCCTGAAGAAGGGCGAGGCCGACGGCCTCACCCTCGAACAGCTCACCGAGCGCCTGACCGAGGCTGTCGGCACGGCCAAGGCCGATGACGACGGCGGCGAGGATGGCGGCGACGGCGGTTCCGCCGGCGGCACCGCGTCTCTCGCCGAAGCCGTCCGTCTGATCGAGACCCGCAGCGCCATGCGCGAGGCGGTCAACGCCTCCAGCCTGCCGGCCGCCGCGAAGCGCAAGGTCATCGACCGGCTCGCCGCCATGGAGAGCTTCACCGAAGCGGACGTCACCAAGGCCATCAAGGATGAGGGCGAGTATCTCGCCACCTTCACCGAGAGCGGTGCGGTGCGCGGGCTTGGCGCCCGGGTTGAACCCGGCCAGTCCCGCTCCGAGCGTGTCGCCGACATGCTCGACGCCTTCTTCGATCCCTCTCACGCCGATCACCGTCAGGCGCAGTCCTTCCGGGAGTGCTATATCGAGATCACCGGCGACCGCCGGGTGACCGGCATGCTCCGCGAATGCGATGAGGCGAAGCTGCGCGAGGCCCTCGACAGCTCCAGCTTCGACGATGTGCTCGGCAACTCGATCACGCGGCGCATGATCAGGGACTACAACACGCCCGGCATCTACGATGTCTGGCGCCAGCTCGGCAACGTGGTTCCGGTTGGCGACTTCCGCACCCAGGAGCGCACGCGCTTCGGAGGGTATGGCGATCTGCCGGCGGTATCCGAAAGCGATCCCTACGCTGCGCTCACCTCGCCGTCCGACGAGAAGGCGACATACGCGGTCACCAAACGCGGCGGCGTCGAGAGCGTGACGCTTGAGATGATCAAGAACGACGATGTCGGCGTGATCCGCCAGATCCCGACCCGGCTCAGCCGGTCGGCGAAGCGCACGTTGGCCAAGTTCGTCCTCGACTTCCTGGCGACGAACCCCGTGATCTACAACAGCCAGAACCTGTTCCACGGGGATCACGGCAACCTGGGCACTGCGGCCCTCGACGCCACGACGCTCGCCGCCCGCAGGCTGGCCATGCTGAAGCAGGCCGAGGCCGGCTCCGGCGATCGCCTGGGCATCGGTCCGAAATACCTCTGGGTGCCGCCTGATCTCGAGGAGACCGCGGTCAACCTCTTCCGCCGCAATACCCAGAACGACAAGACCTTCACGCAGAGCCTGACGCTCGAAGTGATGCCGGTCTGGTACTGGACCGATACCAACAACTGGTATCTGACCGCTGACCCGATGGACATTCCCGGCGTCGAGATCGGTTTCCTCGACGGTCAGGAAGAGCCGGAGCTGTTCGTCCAGGACAGCCCGACCGGCGGGTCGATGTTCTCGCACGATCAGCTGACCTGGAAGATCCGCCATATCTACGGCGGCGCGGTGAAGGACTTCCGCTTCGCGCAGGGCAGCGTCGTCGCCTAAGGCATTCCAGAGGGCTGACCGGGAAGTCGCCAATTCGGCGCCGGTCAGCTCCTCCGGACGGGACGGCGGTCGGGGACGCCGGTTGATCGTCCGGAGAGGACATTCCCGGAGCAGGCCGGTCCCGGTGCTCCACGAAACAGGGCAGAGGCGGTGAGACACGCCGCTGGAGTGGGTGGAAGCCCCACACTTTACACAACGCGGAGCTTCTCCAATGTCCACGAAGAATATCCCGATCTCGACGCCCGGCGTCGTTCTCCTGCCGATCCATCTTGCCGGCGATTACGGGTCCAGCCTCACCGCCGTCTCCCGCATCAAGCTGCCGTTCAAGGCGAAGGTGCTCGGCGCGTCCGGTAGCGCCCGCGCCTCGTCCGGCACCGATCCGACCCTCACTTTCGACGTCAAGGATGACGGCACCTCGATCCTCGATGCGCCGAAGGCCATCACCGCCGGCGCCGTCGCGGAGGCCGCCGTCGACGAATCGAAGGACGATATCGCCGACGAGAGCGTCGTGACCGTCGATATCGCGATCGGCGGTACCGATACGCCGACCTTCACCGATATCGACATCCTGCTGACGCTGGCCCGTACCTGACCTGCCGGCCTGAAGAACGAGATCCCGGATGGCGCTCGCCGATTTCCAGTCCCTGATCGACAACCTGGTCCGCGACCAGTCCTCGGATATTTCCACGGACGATCGCGACCAGGCGCTCGAACTCGCGGTCGTGAGGTACTCGACCGACCGCGCGATCGAGGCTGTCGAGGAAGTGGCGGCGGCGGGCACCATCCATCTCGCGCTTCCGGAAGGATGGGATCCGGGCTTCAGCCGTCTGACCGCGGTCGAGATCCCGGATGGCGCCGACGGCTGTGAGGTCGGTTCAGCCCTGGAGCTGACGCTCTCCGGCTTGAAAATCCGAATGGAACAGGCATTCACATCCGGCACCGTTCTCCACGTTCGTTACACCCTGCCGCACGCGGTAGACGACTCGACCGACACGGTCCCGCTCGCCGATCGTGCTGCGGTCGCCAAATGGGCGGCCGCCTTGCTGCTCGACCAGCTGGCGACGCTCTATGCCGGTGATCGCGATCCTGTCATTGCGGCCGACAGTGCGAACTGGGCCAGCAAGAGCCGCGACTATGCCTCAAGGGCGAAGGAGCTCCGCACTCAGTACCTGGACCATCTCGGTATCGATCCCAAGCGGACGGTCGCCGCCGGCGCCGTGGTCGATTTCGACCGCGACAGCTCGCTCGGCTTCGACCGCCTGGTCCACAACAGGCGGCGGCGATGAACCCCGGTTTCGAGATCCGCATCGACAGCCGCCAGGCGGCCATGTTCGCGCGCGCCTTCCTGGCCGCGCCCGATGTCGTCGATGACGAGCTCTATCGCGCCGGTCTCGAGGCCGTGTTGCTGGTCGAGCGCGAGGTGAAGGAACGCACGCCCTCCGGCGTCGGCGGCGGCGCCGGACTGAAAGGTTCGATCGCCGGACGCGCGACGCGTCCCGGCATCGATGGCGCCATCGGCGTCGTCGGATCTCCGCTCAACTACGCGATCCCCGTCGAGCTCGGCACGAAGCCGCATATGCCGCCGGTCGAGCCGCTGGCCGATTGGGCGCGCTTCAAGCTCGGTCTCTCGGACCAGGAGGCGCGCGGCGTCGGCTTCCTGATCGCCCGCAAGATCGCCCGGGAGGGCACCAAGGGCACCCATATGTTCGGCCGCGCGATCGCCGAGAACGAGCGCCAGGTGCTGCGCATGTTCTCGGCAGCGCTGGAACGGATTGGCCAGAAGGTGTCAGTCCAATGAGCAGCGCCACCATCCGCGCCGCGATCGCCGCGAAGATCTCGACGGTCCCCGACATCGGCAAGGTTCACGCCTTCGAACGCTATACCACCAGGCAGAACGATTTCCGGGAACTCTACACGACCGGCGGGAAGCTGCTCGGCTGGTTTGTCCAGTGGAAGGGAGCGGAGGAACGTCCGCGCGCCACGGATCACAACACCGAGATCCTGCGCTGGGAGATCACCGGCCTCATGGCGCTCGAGGACGGTGAGCAGTCGGAAATCGCGTTCGGCAGCCTGATCGACCAGCTTCGAACTGCCTTCCGCAACGACGAGACGCTCGGCGGCGCCGTCGAGACGATCGAGGTGGACAACCGCTTCGGCCTGCAGGTGGACGGGATCGAGCCGGTCATGTTCTCCGGCGTGCTCTGTCATCGCGCCAGGCTGAGCCTGGTCACAGAATCGACCGTGGACTTTGCCGATCCGGAGGATGTGAAGGACTTCGTCACCGGCAATACCAAGTGGGATCTCGCGCCGCCCGACGAGGCGATCGACGAGGAAGACACCGTCACCCTGGAGACCGAATGATGCGTATCCATGTCATCCCGCGCGCCGGCGTGAAGGTCCGCACCGAGGATGGTCGCCATCACATCGATGCGGGCGGCCAGTCGGTTCCGCGGACCAGCTATTACCTCCGCCGCATCGCCGCCGGGGATCTCGTCCAGGTGACCGACACCGGCCCGCGGGACCGGCTCATCCAGGCGCTGCGCGAGCTGACGCCTGGCGATGAAGGCCAGTGGACCGACAGCGGCAAGCCGAACCTCAACTATCTTCGCGACGTCCTGAACCGCCGTGTTTCGCGGAAGGAAGTCGACGACGCCCTCAAGGAAATGGAGAGCTAGAATGGGTATCAGCTTCAATCAGATCCCGACGACGCAGCGCGTTCCGTTCGTCTATGTCGAGTTCGACAATACGCGGGCGGTCACCGGGCCGGCCATCATGGCCTACAAGCAGCTCGTCGTCGGCCAGCGGCTCTCGACCGGCACCCAGGCCGCTCTAACCCCGGTCCGGGTCACGAGCGCCGCCCAGGCGAGGACCTATTTCGGGGCCGGCTCGATGCTGGCGAACATGCTGGAAAAGACCTTCGCCAACAACCAGAGCTCCGAGACCTGGGCGGTTGCCCTTGACGATCTCTCCGGCGGTGTGAAGGCAGCAGGCAGCGTGACCGTAGGCGGCACCATTTCCGCCGGCACATTCTATCTCTATATCGCCGGTCAGCGGGTTTCTGTCGGTGTTGCTTCCGGCGATGACGCCGGCGACGTGGCCACCGCGATCGCCGCGGCGATCACGGCCGCGACGGATCTCCCGGTCACCGCCGAGGTCAACGGTTCGACGGCTGAACAGGTGGACATCACCGCGCGGCACAAGGGTGTCACCGGCAACGATATCGACATCCGTCACAGCTACTACGGCGACGAGGCGTTGCCGACCGGCATGACGCTGACCATCTCCGCGATGGCGGACGGCGCCGGCAACCCGGATGTCTCCGATCTCTGGGCGGCGATCGGCGACGAGCACTACAACGTGATCGCCTGGCCCTACACCGACACCTCCAACCTGGTCTCGCTCGAAACCGAGCTGGCGGACCGCTGGGGACCGCTCCGGATGATCGAGGGCGTCGCGATCACGGCCGCCAGGGGAACGCATTCGGCGCTCGGTACGCTCGGCGACAGCCGGAACAGCCCGCACCTCACGATCATGAACGCCGCCGGCATGCCGACGCCGCCCTACGAGGTCGCCGCGGCGACCGCGGCCGTGGCCACCTATTACGGTCAGATCGACCCGGCACGGCCGTTCCAGACGCTTCACCTGGCCGGCCTCCTGCCGCCGGAGACCGGCGACCGCTTCACCATGCAGGAGAACAACCTTCTCCTGTTCGACGGCATCGCGACCTTCATGGTCGACGCCGGCGGCCGCGTCCTGATCCAGCGGCTGATCACGACTTACAAGACCAACGGGTTCGGCGCGGAGGATGTCTCTTACCTCGACCTCAATACGCCGCTGACGCTCGGCTATCTCCGGTACGACTGGCGCAACTACATCCTCCGGAAGTATCCGCGCCACAAGCTCGCCGACGACGGCAACCGCTTCGGCTCCGGCCAGGCCATCATCACGCCGAAGATCGGCAAGGCCGAAGCGATCGCCCGCTTCCGGGTCTGGGAGGAACAGGGGCTCGTCGAGAACATCGACCAGTTCAAGAACGACCTGATCTGCGAGCGCAACGCAACCGACCGGAATCGTCTCGACTGGATGCTGCCGCCTGACCTGGTGAACCAGTTCCGCGTCGCCGGCGTCCAGATCGGCTTCCTGCTCTGACCTGAAAGGAGAGATCATGGCTAACCCGAACCGCCGCTCCGGCACCTTGTTCTTCAAGGTGGACGGCGCGCAGTACTCCGCGAAGGGGAGCTTCACCTATAACCTCGGTGAACCGAAGCGCGAGGCGATCGTCGGCGCCGATGGCGTCCACGGTTACAAGGAGATGCCCCAGACCCCGTTCGTCGAAGGCGAGATCACGGACTCCGCGGATCTCGACGTGAAGACCCTGCTCAACCTGGACGGCGTGACCGTCACCCTCGAGCTGGCGAACGGCAAGGTCATCCTCCTGCGGGATGCCTGGTATGCCGGCGACGGCAACATCGGCACCGAGGAAGCGAACATCCAGATCCGCTTCGAAGGGATCTCGGCCGAGGAGATCCCCTGATGGAGGTCAAGCTCAAGCATCCGATCCAGGCGAACGGCGAGACGCTTTCCAAGCTGGACCTGAAGTCCCCCGATCTCGGTGCGCTCGACAGCATCAACATCGAGTTCGACACCGCCGGCAAGATCAAGATCAACCTCGGCGACCTCGTGCCGCTGGTGGCGAACATGGCGGGGATCCCACCGTCGTCGGCGAAGAAGATCAAGCTCGTCGACCTGGTCGAGATCGGGAAGGCCGTGAAGGGTTTTTTCGAGGACTTCCTCCCAACTGGCGGGAGTTGATGGAGGAAGTCGCCTTCACGTTCCATTTCCAGCCTTCGGAGCTGGAGCGCATGACGGTCGCCCGGCTGCTGAAATGGCACAGGGCGGCCGCTCGCATCAACAAGCAGCTGTACGGCAACAGGTGACCGGTGACCGAGTTCAATCTGAAGCTCATCTTCCAGGCGATCGACAGGATCAGCGCGCCTGCCGGCAAGATGGCCAAGGCGATCGGTCAGCTGTCCCGCGATACCGGGCTGGACGAGGTGGCGAAGACCGCCGGTCCCGCGGCGAAGGCACTTGGCAAGACCGCTCTCGAAGCCGGTAAGGTTGCCGGCGCTCTCAGCCTCGCCGCCGGCGGCGGTTTTGCCTTCGTCAAGAAGTTCGCCAACGCCGGCGACGTGATTGCCAAGACCGCCGACAAGCTCGGGGTCGGCATCGAGGCGCTGCAGCGGCTGGAGCATCACGCCGAGCTGAGTGGGGTCGCCAGCGGCTCGCTGCATGACAGCTTGCGTTTCCTGCTCAACGCCGCGGGCGAGGCATCTAAGGGTATGGGCGCCGCAAGAGAGACCTTTGCGGATCTCGGGATATCGGTCACGGACGGCTCCGGTAGGATGAAGGATGCCGAGACCCTGATGTACGAGGTCGCGGATGCGATGTCGCGGATCGAGGATCCGGTTACCCGAGTGTCGATGGCGCAGGACTTGTTTGGCCGGTCAGGTGTAGACCTGATCAACGCGTTGAAAGGCGGTGCAGATGTCATGCGGGCGTCCGGGAAAGAGGCCGAACGTCTTGGCATAATCACCGAGGAACAGGCTCGCCAGGCAGAAGTCTTCAACGATTCAGTTTCACGTCTCACACGCGTTCTCTCGAATATTGGCTTCATCCTCGCAAACCAACTGATGCCGCCTTTGACCGAGTTTGTCGGCTGGCTCCAGGAAGTCGCCATCGAGGCGCGGCCTGAGATACTTGAGGCGTTTCAAAGCGGGCTGGCAGCGGTTCAGGAAGTGCTGCCGGCGCTTGTGTCGGGCATGGGTACGACAACGGCCGTTGTCGGAACACTGGTCGGCTGGCTTGCCTGGGCGGTTGAGCTGACGATTGGTTGGGAGCGTGCTGGCCAGGTGCTGATGGGGCTTTTCGCTGGCAAGCTACTTGCCAGCATCGTCGGTGCGATCGGTCCGGTCTTCATATTCGGCCGCGCCCTGCTGTTTGCTGCGGGAAAGATGTTGCTCCTTGGCGGTCGCGCTGCTGCATCTTTGATCGGCAGTCTCGGCCGACTGTCACCCGTTCTCAAGGCTGCTGCTGGTGGCGTCCGTGCTCTCGGACTTGCAATCATGTCGACGCCCGTAGGCTGGATTATAGCCGGCATCGCAACGGTGATCGCTGTCGCATGGTTGCTATATGAGAATTGGGAGGAGATTTCCGCCTACTTCAGCAAGCTGTGGAACGAGGTGACGGCCGCGTTCGACGAGGGCTTCATCCAGGGCATCATGAAGCTGATCGAGAACTTCAACCCGGTCTCTATCCTGATCGACGCCGTCAACGGCCTGATCAAGTACCTGTTCGGGATAGACCTCATGGCGATCGGCAGTGAGTGGATCGGCGGGTTTGGCGAGGGTGTGCGGCAGACCTTCACCGATCTCATGAACTGGATTGTCGGCACGCTGAAAGAGACCCTCTCATTCCTGCCTGAAAGCTGGCTGGAGAAGCTCGGGATGTCGGGGTTGTCCGACGCCGGAGGAGTTGCGCCAGCGGCGAGCGCGGTGCCGACTGCCCTGGCGCCCGGCAACCAGTCGTCGTTCTCGGGAGAGCTCCGGATATCGATCCCGGATGCGCCGAAAGGGACGCGTGTCGAGACGGTCCGCAAGAAGGGTGATGATCTCTCGCTGATTTCCGATGTCGGCTACGCGATGGCGCCGTGATGAGGGTTCAGCGCAGCGTGACCAGGGAAAGGGCGGTGGCGATCCCGCCGAGGGTCAGGATGGCCGGGATGCTTTCCATCCCGAACAGGTACGCAACAACCGCGGTCCAGGTGACGCCGGTGGCTATCCTGAGCGGTACGGGAAGACTGATGCGTGACGGGTTCATGACCGGGAATCTAGTGCCGTGAGCTGGAAAGATCAACTTCGCCCGGCATCCTTCAGGGGAGTGCCCTTCAAGGTTCCGGCGCACAATTCTGGCGACGGCGGCCGCCGCGTCGCGGTGCACGAGTTCCCCGGCCGCGACAAGCCCTATGTCGAGGATCTCGGCCGGCGTATCTCCGAATTCGATATCGAGGCCTACATCGTCGGCGACGACTACATCGCCGCCCGCGACGAGCTGATCGACGCCTGCAGCCGCAGCGGCGCCGGCGAGCTGGTCCATCCCTTTTCCGGAACCCGCACCGTCTTTTGCACCGAATGCCGGTACTCGGAGCGGATCGACGAAGGCCGGATGGTTCGTTTCTCGCTGAAGTTCATCGAGGAAGGCGAAAACACCTATCCGGCGACCGCCGAGGATACGGCGGCTGTAGCGGCGGCCGCGGCGGACAACCTGGTCGCGGTTTCCGAGACATCATTTGCATCATCCTTCGACGTCACCGGTCTGCCGGCCTTTGTCGCCGAAGCTGCCGAGACCACGGTCAACAGCCTGATCGCCACTCTGCCCGGCGTGAATGGGGCGCTGTCGGCGGCCGCGTCACTCATGACGGCAGACCTTCCGTCGCTGGTTTTGACTCCGGCGGATCTCGCGTCCCGAATCACGTCGCTGGTCTCGACCGCATACGGCACCTCCACCGCCCTGGACACCCTGACGAGCGCCGCATCCTTCGGCGCATCCTTGCCGGCAGTGCCGACCACGACGGCGACCCGACTCCTGCAGGCGGCCAATCAGGAAAGTCTCTCCCGGCTTGTGAGCCGTACCATCGTGGCCGCCGCCACCCGGACTGCCGTCGCCGCGGTCTATCCCGATCGCGGCGCGCTGGAAGCTGCCAGAGAGGCCATCAAGAGCCTTCTCGAGACGGAGATTGTTACGGCATCCGACAACGGCGACCGGGAAATCTTCCAGTCGCTGCGGGCGGTCCGCACCGCCGCCCTGTCGGACCTTTCGGCGCGCGCGCCGCGGCTGGCGCGAATCGTGTCTATCCAGCCCGCAGCAGCTCAGTCCACGCTCCTGGCGGCGTACCGTCTTTATGGCACCGCCACGCGCGCCGACGAGATCAAGGCGCTCAACGGCGTGCGCCATCCGGGCTTCCTTCCTGGCGGCAGCTCTTTCGAGGCACTGAGCGATGTCTAACATCCGTCTTACGGTCAACGGCAGGAAGTACGAGGGCTGGAAGTCGGTCTCGATATCGAGGTCGATGGAAGCGATCGCCGCCAGGTTCACATTGGGGATTGCCGAACGCTGGCCGGGTCAGCAGACAAGGCTCGCAATCAAGCCGGGCGATTCCTGCCGCCTCGACATCGTCTCGACCGGAGAGCCGGTTCTCGTCGGCTATGTCGACAAGGTCGCCGTCTCCTATTCAGACAGTGATCATACCGTCTCGATCGACGGCCGCGACCTCGCCGGCGACCTGGTCGATTGCTCGGCGGTCAACGAGCCGGGCGAATGGCGCGACCGGACCCTCCGGCAGATCGTCCAGGAAATCGCCGGACCTTTCGGCCTGACCGTCCGGAGCCTGACCGGCATTCCCGAGAAGTTCGCCCGGTTCCGCCTCGAGGAAGGGGAGACGGCGTTCGAGGCGATCGAGCGCGCCTGCCGCGCAAGGTCCGTGCTGCCGGTCTGTGATCCTGCAGGGGTGATCACCCTCGTCCGGGCAACCGAAGGCGAATACGCGACAGAGAATCTCCAGCGCGGCCGCAACATCCTCGAGGCGAGCGGCGAGTATGACCACCGCGACCGTTTCTCCGTCTATACCGTGAAGTCCCAGGCCGCCGGCTTTCCCGACGCAGAGCCGGAAACGACCCTGCGCGTTTCGGCAAATGCCCAGGACCGCTCGATCGGGCGGTATCGGCCGCTTGTCCTGATGGCCGAACATGCCTCGACGGCAGGCAGCGCCGGCGGACGCGCGGCCTGGGAAGCGAACGTCCGGGCCGCGCGTTCCCGGACGGTCACGGTGCTGAAGCAGGGGTGGTTCCAGAACGGCAGCGGCCGGCTCTGGCAGCCGAACCAGCTGGTCCGCCTGTTCGACGACTGGCTCGACATCGATGCGGTCATGCTGATCACGGCTGTCGGCCTCTCCTATGACAACCGCGGCCACCTGGCCTCGCTCACCTTGCGGTTGCCCGACGCCTTCAAGCCCGAGCCGCCGGTCGCGGCCGAGGAGGCGTCATGGGTGAGCTGATCCGCGTTCTTTCCAAGTACATCGCACCGCTGAAGCGTCGCGTGATGCTCATGGTCGGCCGGGGAATCGTGAAGCTCGTGACGGATACCGGCGCGCTTCAGGTGATCCAGCAAGCGGCGCTCGCCGGCGAGCTGATGGACGATGTCGAACGGCTTCAGGAATACGGCTTCACCTCCGTTCCGCATCCCGGCGCCGAGACCGTGTTCCTGGCGCTCGCCGGCGAGCGGGCGCACAGCGTCGTGATCGCCGTCGAGGACCGCCGCTACCGCCTGACCGGCCTCGCCGGTGGCGAGGTCGCCGTCTATGACGATCTCGGCCAGAAGGTGCACCTGAAGCGCAACGGCATCCTCATGGACAGCCCGCAAAACATCCTGATCCGGACCGAGGGCGTTCTCCGCCTCGAGGCGGATCAGATCGAGATCCACGGCAAGACCTCCGTCCAGACCGACGTGCACGGCAAGGGCAGCCGCGAGACCTGGCAGAGCGGCACCGCCTGGCATACGGACAGCTACACCGACACCCATACCTCGACCTCGACCGAGCACGGCCTCGATCTGCCGCATATCCCGAGCGATCACCCGGAGGGTCTGTGATGGATGTCCTGATTGCCTGGTCCGAACCGACGCTCTCCGGCGACCTTCAGCTCGTCAACGCCGACCTTGCTGGCGACGACAGCCTCTATACCGCCGTCGTGATCAGCCTGTTCACCGATCGCCGCGCCAGGGACGACGACGCCCTGCCGGCCGGCGCCGGCGACGATCGCCGCGGTTGGTGGGGTGACATGCTCGCCGATGAGGAGAACGACCAGATCGGCAGCCGCCTCTGGCTGCTCGGCCGGGAGAAGACCGTTCCCGAAGTCCTGCGCCGGGCGCGCGAATATTGCTCCGAAGCGCTGCAGTGGCTCATCGATGACGGCATCGCCGACAAGGTCGATATCGAGGTCGAGCGCCAGGGACGCGACCGGCTCGCCATCGGTATCGGTATCCGCCGCCCGGATGGCAGCGCCGTGACCTTCAGCTTCAACCATCTCTGGGAGGCAATCTGATGCCTTTTACCCGGCCGACGCTCTCCGAGCTCAACAGCCAGATGCGCGCCGATGTCGAAGCCGACATCCCCGGCGCCGAGGCCGGGCTGCGGCGTTCGTTCCTGTCTGTCATCACCCGCGCCCTGGCTGGCATCGTGCACCAGCTGTTCGACTTCCAGTCCTGGATCAGCCGCCAGCCGTTGCCGGATACCGCCGATGAAGAGATCCTCGACCGCTGGGCCGATATCTGGGATGTCATCCGCCGGCCGGCGATCGCGGCGACCGGGAACGTGACGTTCACGGGGACAAACGGGTCAATCATCCCGGCGGGAACGACACTCCAGCGGAGCGACGGCGCCGAATACACGACCTCGGCCGAGGTGACGATCGCGAGTGGCACGGCGACCGCCGCCGTGACCGCGGCCGAGGCCGGGTCCGCGGGCAATGCCGATGCGGCGGTCGCGCTCAGCTTCGCTTCGCCAGTCTCCGGCGTCTCCAGCGCGGCCGCCGTCTCCGCCGGCGGTCTCACCCAGGGCGCCGAAGCCGAAACCGACACATCACTTAGGGCGCGTGTCATCGCGCGGATCCAGCAGCCGCCGCATGGCGGGGCGAAATTCGACTATCTCGAATGGGTGCTCGACCAGGAACTCCACGGCATCGAGGTGACGAACGGCTGGATCGAGCCTCTCGGCATGGGGCTCGGCACCGTCATTGTCCGCTTCATGATGTACGACACCTATGCGGACGGCATTCCACAGTCAGCCGACGTGGCCGCCGTCCAGGCGGCGATCGATCTCGTCCGGCCGGTCACGGCGGACGTCACCGTCGCGGCGCCGGTGGCCCTGACCGTGAACTTCGAGATATCCGGCCTGTCGCCGTCAACCTCTGCCGTCCAGGCCGCGATCGAGGCAGAGCTGGCGGACCTGTTCCGCCGCGAGGCCGAACCGGGCGGGACTATCCTGATCTCGCATATCCGGGAGGCGATCTCGATCGCCGCCGGCGAGAGCGACCACGTTCTCGTTTCCCCCGCCGCCAACGTCGAAGCCGATACCGGCGAGATCCCGGTGGTCGGTTCGTTCACCTGGAGCTGATGGATGCGCAAGACGCCTGAACAGTACCGCGACCTTCTCCGCTCGCTGCTGCCGACCGGCACCGCCTGG